AAACAAAAAATTTATTGTTACACCAACCGGTGTAAAAGTGTGTGAAAATAACGCAGTATTAATTTGGATTGATGCGCTTACATCCGAATACGGCCCTACAATAATTCATTAATACCCCACACTATGAAAAAATATTGGAAAAAGTTTAAAGTCCCATTTTATGCTCAATACCTGTTTGTTAAACGAATGGTAGATATGGGTTATAAAGTAACTAAAACCAAAAGTGGGTTATTTAGTTCGGTTTATCGTGTTTCGGGTTACAATATTGAAGTTCTCTATTTGTAATTTGAAATTTCTTTTGTATATTTGTTGAATGATTTTTAATGAAATCTCAACCACCCTGTCTACGGACAGGGTTTTGGTGTATCCGATATATAGCTCTTTGAGCAAACACCCTGCTCAAACGGAATTATCTTGCCTATTCATTTCTGATGGGGAGATAGATTGTTGTATTAACTATAAAAATTTGGATGTAGAACCATTTGGTGGAGAGTTAGATTTAAGTAGGTTTAAGGAGGTGTTTGTGGTGGATTTAAAATCGTTTTTATACCATAATAGGTGTAGTGATAACTTTTATGATTTACCGGCGCACTTATTCTACAATGGGGTTAAGCGGGAAATAAACGAACCAAAAATATTTAACATATTCAGACGCAGAGGAATACCAAAGATAGGTGATATTATACCAATACTAACCCATTATGATGTGTTCAATCAATGGAAATCCTTATTTAATGAGGTTAATGTTAAACCTGTGAACTTTTCTACCTTATACCCTAAATCTCTTTACACAATAGAGAAAAATGGTGTCTATACTACCAATGGGTTGGAAATGACACATTATAATTTTTTAACATCCACCTCCCGCCCTTCTAACACTTTCAATGGTATTAACTATGCTGCATTGAAAAAGGGGGATGATACCCGAAGCAGGTTTATATCCCGATTTGAAGGAGGTAAGTTATTCAGTTTTGATTATGATGGGTATCACATTAGGTTAATTGGTGGTTTGATAGGAGAAAGTATACCAACGGATATATCTGCTCACAATTGGTTAGGTCAACAATATGGAGTGCCCCCAGAGCAGGCAAAACCAATAACCTTTAGGCAGCTCTATGGTGGGGTGCAGGATGAGTATAAACACATACCATTCTACGAATCGGTTTCTATAATGGTTGATAAGTTGTGGAATGAGTATTCGTTTCAGTTTGGAGTTAAAACTCCCATATTTAAGCGCATCATAAAAAAGGTGCCGGAAATGAACAAAAATAAACTATTTAATTACATTTTACAGGCATTAGAAACGGAAAGAAACATATTTATTATAAATAAACTTAGTAAGCAATTAGACAGTTATAAATCAGTACCTGTTCTTTACACCTATGATTCAATCTTATTTGATGTATCAGATGATGAAATGGATACATATCCCCAAAAAGTTAAAGAGATTATGGAGTTAGGTGGGTATCCTGTAAAGGTAGAAGTGGGGGATAACTACAAAAATATGTTTACTGTATAAAAAATATATTTATACTTATATGGAAATAAAGAACAATTTTATAGAAGAAATATTAAGTGTTGCTTGGCCACGATTACGAACTAAACTTCTAAGCCCTAAAGACCCACATTGTATTGATGTGTTGGTTGAGGTAGTAGATGAGTTGTATGGTGTGGAAGTTGCATATGAACTTAGAAAAACATTATCAGAGCAAACACCACCACAAACCCTACCTACCGAAGAAAAGCCCGAAGAGGAAGATCCATTAAAAAAGGATTTAGATTCAATTAAGCTTGGTATGATGACAGGTGCTGAAAAAGAAGCATACTTGAAGAAAAAGCGGGAAAAATCTGATAGATTGGGGGAAGATGTTTGGGTAAAAAACATAAAATCAGGAAATGTTTACACTGTAAAAAAAGCAAACCCTTCAACGCATACTCAACCATCAAAAGATGATATAGAAAAAGCAGAAAAAGGAAAACAAGGTAAACCCCAAAGTGAAGTAAAACCATTCTCATCATCTACCACAAAATCGGAACAATCTAAATTAACTAAAATTGATGAATTATTGACCGGCCAAGATGATAACACTTTACAAAGAGCTGAAATTATAAAACAAAATTGGGAGAAATTTGTAAATGCAAAAACTCGTGAAGAACGAGTTCAGGCGGTTCGTGAATTAGCTGATAATAACTTGATTGAAGGTCACACCGGTGGTAAGAAAATCTATTTATCATCAAACTCAGGCCTACCATACAAACACCTAACAGGTGCAAGTGGAACATCGGTAAGTGAAGAGATGAACAAAATTATTCAGGAAGAGGGTATTGATGTTCCTATGCGGGGTTCTGCAAAAGACCGAGCATTGGCTGATATGAGTGGTAAACACAATGAAGCTGGTGTGGTTGTATATCTATTCTCTTCGGATGAAAATAAAAAGGCATATCAATCAACTCAAAACACATTGAAAGAATTGGGTGGTGATGAAGCTAAATTTGACGCAATCAACAAAAAGGCAGCCGAAGTAATTAAATCATCTTTACCGGGAGGTTCACAAATTACAAGCGCTCAACAAGTTGGTGGTATTGGTAAAAACAATTTGGCTAAATTGGGTATTAATCCAAAGGTTGACCCGACCGATTTGATTATTCAATATAAAGATAAAGATGGAAACGACCAAATTATGAAAGTTTCCGCAAAAACATATACTGACCCAAAAAACATCACGATGAAGAATTCCGGCGTAAATAACGCAGGTGCTACTTATTTGGGTGATATTGGTAAAGATATTGACGCAAAAGTTGGTGAGCTGAGAAAAAAATACGCTTGGAACGATTCTATGTCTGACCAAGAAAAGGCTGACCAAAAGAAAAATTTAAAGCAAGCATATCTTGGTGAGTTTTCTTCTAAAATGGAAGAATTATCTAAAACCAAAGAAGGTCAACAAAAATTAATTGATATGTGGAAAAATGTTCATGGATGTGGTCAAAATGTTCACACCCAAATAATCAACAAAAAAACAGGCGATGTTCAATTGAAGTCGCCCGACCACTATTGTAATCCAACTCCACCATTTGGAGTAAAATTTGATGGTGTTAAACTTACAATCACTGTGGGTGGTAAAGATGATTCATTCTTACAAATAGATATGAAAACTGAAGACAAGGGCTCACCAAAAATACTATTTAGACATAGAACAAAATAACTTACGGAGCTATGAGTGAAAACACAATTGCTAATAACATTTACAACTGAAGATAAAACCAACGCGGATGTTACTGCTATTAAAACCAACTTTGTTTTATTCAGCAAAAAAATATTCGTATTGACATTAGAAAATTCAGAAGAGTTGATTATTAGTTATAATATAGTTCCATCTCCCTCATCAAAATTTTTACCAAATACAATTATGGTTCATAGAAAGCGAGAAACAAACACAATATATACTATTAATGCTCTTAACCGGCTTATTCAATCATTGAATGGTGGTATCTTAGATAAAAAATATATGTTAAATTGGGAAGATTATAAAAATGGGGTATTATTAACATCTGATGATAGTTTTAAATTCATACGAACTACTATTTATAAAGTAGTACAAATTTTAGATTAAAAAAATAAAAAATAATTTTTTTTGAAAAAATATTTGGATTTGTCAACCAAATGTTGTATATTAGTGACTATAATTTTTGTTTAACTTATTAAAAAATGGAGTAATTATGGCTATTGACTTAAATGCAATCCGAGATCGTTTGAATTCACTTCAAACAAAGGTCCAAAAGACCGACGCCCTGTGGAAACCCACTATGGGCAAACAACAAATCCGATTAGTGCCCTATGTGCATAATCGTGATAATCCTTTTATTGAGTTGTATTTTCACTTTGATTTTGGTGGTAAAACAATTCTATCACCTATTTCTTTTGGTGAGAAAGACCCTATCGTTGAATTTGCTGAACAACTGAAAGCAACAAAGGATAGGGAAGATTACAACCTCGCAAAAAAATTAACACCTAAAATGCGGGCGTATGTTCCAATCCTTATTCGTGGACAGGAATCTGAAGGTGTTAAGTTTTGGGGCTTTGGTAAGCAGGTTTATCAAGAACTACTGCAATTCTTTGCAGACCCAGATTATGGTGATTTGACTGACCCAATGGGTGGTAGGGATATCACTGTGGAATTCAAATCAGCAGCTGAAGTTGGTAAATCTTATCCTGAAACATTTATTAGGGTAAAACCAAGTACCACACCTATGACTGATGATAAGAATGTGGTTCAGTTGGTTAAAGATCAGGTTAATTTACCAACCATCTTCAAGTCTTATACTTATGATGAGTTAAAGCAGATGTTGGAAACCTGGTTGGAAACCGGTAAAGTAGAGGAAGAACCTAAAGCCCAACAACCCGCAGAGGTTCAACCCACACCAACAACACAAAAAGCAAGTTCAGTAAAAGAAGCATTTGACGACCTTTTTAACGATTAATCGGTATGAGTAAACCAAAAGTAGATATAGTTCGTGATGAACTATCTACCTTACTCGCTGATAATCTTAACAAGAAGTTTAAATCGCAACACAAAGTAGCGTATTATTTAGACGGTTCAGAGCAGACACCCACCGATTTAAACGAGTGGGTGTCTACTGGCTCTGAAATGTTAGATTTAGCTATTTCAAACCGATCATGTGGTGGGTTGCCTGTTGGTAGGATTACTGAAATAACGGGGTTGGAAGGTAGTGGTAAATCGTTAGTAGCGGCTCACTCAATTGCGGATACGCAAAAGCGGGGTGGGTTGGGAGTTTATATTGACACTGAAAATGCACTTAATCAGGAGTTTTTACAAGCAATAGGCGTTGATTTAAAAAAGATGTTGTATATTCCATTGGAAACGGTGGAAGATATTTTTGAAGCGATTGATTCAATTATTGATTCGGTAAGAAAATCCGATAAAAAGAAGTTGGTTACAATTGTAGTGGATTCCGTGGCGGGTGCATCAACAAAGGTTGAGATTTCAGCCGATTATGACCAGGCGGGGTATGCAACTCAAAAAGCAATCATCATTTCAAAAGCAATGCGTAAAATCACCAACTTAATTGGTAGAGAGCGAATTACGCTTATCTTTACAAATCAGTTAAGAACGAGAATGGGAGTAAGTTTTGGCGACCCGTGGACAACCTCCGGTGGTAAGGCAATCGCATTTCATTCAAGTTGTAGAATCCGTTTAAAACAAATGGGTCAATTGAAAGCAAAGGTGGGTAGTGTAGAGCAGGTAATTGGTATTAAAACCCGCGCGCAGGTGATTAAAAATAGGGTAGGACCCCCACTACGCTCAGTTGATTATGATATTTATTTTGATAGTGGTATTGATAATTTGGGATCGTGGTTAGAGATGATGAAAACCTATAAGTTGGCCAATCAAAGTGGTGCATGGTATATTTGGGTTGATAAGGAAACGGGTGAGGAAGTAAAGTTTCAAGCAAAGAATTTTCCTGATATATTACAAACGCGGGGGGATATAAAAAATAAGATATACAACGAAATATGTAATGCATATATCCTATCGTATAAAGAAGCATCTGATGAAGCAAATATTGATAATGTAGAATTATCCGATTTTGATGATTAAAAATTACAAAGAAATGTTGAGTAAGTTGGAAAAAGAAAACCAACAATTACAAAATCAAACATTAAATGATAGAGTCCTTATCATTGATGGATTGAATATGTATATTAGGGTATTCGGAGCAGTTCCAGCTCTTAACGATGATGGTGAGCATTGTGGTGGTATAACAGGTTTCCTGTTATCCTCCGCAGCCACTATTAGAAACCTTAACCCATCTCGTGTCATCATTGTTTTTGATGGTAAGGGTGGTTCGCATCGGAGAAAGAATATGTATTCCGATTACAAAGGTGGTAGAACAGGTATAACAAGGTTGAATAGGTTGCCCGGATATGAAGATATAGAAGATCAGCAGCAATCCATGCGCAAACAATTTATTCGTTTATATGAGTATCTTCAAAATTTACCAGTAACTCTTTTACAGGTAGATTATGTTGAAGCCGATGATTTGATGGCATGGATGGCTAATCATTATTTCAGTAATGAGGTTATATTACTTTCTACTGATAAAGATTTTTTACAATTGATTAACCATCGGATTAAGGTTTATTCTCCCATAAAAAAGGTTATGTATGATGAATCCTTAATAAAGGAAGAATGGGGTGTAATACCTCAAAATCTTATTTGGTATAGGGTAATTATGGGAGATTCATCTGATAATATTAAGGGTGTAAATGGGGTTGGTGCAAAGACGATATTAGGTAAAATGGATTTTTTGAATAATGGTGAGTTGGATTATGATGGCTTTTTGGGTGAAGTAAAACAAAATTGTGATGATAAGTTATCCAAAAAGTTATTAGAGGCAGAAGATACATTGAAATTAAATTATGATTTAATGCAATTAAAATCACCTGAAATATCAACATCAATCATTTCAAATACGAGAGATGTTTTAGATAATCATCATCCAAAGTTAAATTTATTAGAGTTCAAAAAAATGTTTATGTATGATAAATTATATACTGCTTTTGCGAATGTAGATTCGTGGTTACGAAATAGTTTTATGAGATTGGATAATCTTTTAAAAAATAATTTTGAAAAAACCAATTAAGGTTGTATATTAGTATCATATGGAAAAGTTTGGAAGCAAATTTGGGACGGGATTTCAAACTAAAATCTTATCTGCTCTTTTATCGGATATGGTTTTTAGTAGGCAGATATTTGATATACTAAAACCACAATATTTTGATTCAGAAGCATCAGAATGGCTGTGTAAAACGATTTTAACATACATAGATACCTACGAATCCAAACCAACATTAGATGTTCTTAAAACGAAGATAGCACCTATTGAGAGGGATATATTAAAGTCATCCGTTATTGATACCTTAAAGCAGGCTTGGCGGGATTTAGAATCGGATGATTTAGATTATGTAAAAGAAGAAACCTTAAACTTTTGCACCAATCAATCGCTTAAGCAGGCCATTTTAGATTCAATCCCACTTTTAGAGCAAGGTAAGTATGATAAGATAAAATCAACCATTGATACTGCTATGAAGGCAGGGCAACCTATGGATGTTGGGCATGAATACAAACTAATGATAACTCAAAGGTATGATGATTTAGTAAGAAATCCAATACCTACTGGGTGGGATGTTATAGATGAAATTACGCAAGGTGGATTTGGAATGGGTGAGTTGATAATATTTGCAGCACCACCCGGTATTGGTAAATCTTGGTCATTGGTTAATGTTGCATCAAACGCTGTAAAGAGTGGTAAAATTGTGGTGTATTATACATTAGAGTTATCAGAAGCAATGGTAGGGCAACGATTTGATTCAGTATTTACGGGAATACCAATATCCAACCTAAAATACAATATGGAAGATGTCGAAAAGGTTGTTGGGTTGTTAAAGGGTGATTTGATTATTAAAGGGTTTAATTCAGGTACTGCTGGTATAAATGCGTTAAAAGCCCATATTGATAGGATGATATTGCAGGGTAAGAAACCCGATGTGATTTTGGTTGATTATGCTGATTTATTAAAAGGTTCAACATCCAAAGAAAAGAGGTATGAGGTTTTGGAAGAGTTGGTTGTGGATTTACGAGGAATGGCGGGTGAGTATGGTGTTCCATTATATACCGCGTCGCAGATTAATCGTGCGGGTAGTGAGCAAGATGTAATTACGGGGACATCAATAGCAGGTTCTTTTTCAAAGTTGATGACTGCTGATTTTGTAGTTTCATTGAGTAGAAAGATTGATGATAAATTGGCTGGGACAGGTAGGTGGCATGTTATTAAAAACCGATTTGGACCTGATGGTATGACATTTCCATCTAAAGCCAATTTCTCAAATGGGCAAATTTTTATATATAATGATAATTCGGTAGATGGTCAAAATACCCAAAAAGAAATGAAAAATGGAGAGAGTTTAGTGAGGAAAAATTTATTACAAAAATACAAAGAAGTTAAGGGTAATATTGGGTTTTGATTTGTATTTATATTTACACACACAGAAATTAAGGGGAAAAAATTATGGGATTATTTGAAGAGAGAATACCTTTTAAGCCGTTTGAATATCCGGAATATTATACTGAAGGATGGCTTCCACAAATGCAATCATTTTGGTTACACACCGAAATACCAATGCAGGGGGATATCAAAGATTGGAAAGAAAACTTGAAAGAACATGAAAAAAACCTGGTAGGTAACATCTTATTAGGATTTGCTCAAACGGAGTGTGCTGTTTCTGATTATTGGACGGGA